GAACTGCAACGGGTCGGCTGCAACACAGACGCCTTGGATGGTAATTGGAACGATTCATCTCAACGCGCGCTAGAGATGTTCGGCCAATACGCCGCTGTCAAAATTGATGCTCGCCTAGCAAGCCGGGAAGCACTCGATGCGGTCAAAGCCAGGACTGGACGGGTCTGTCCTATGATCTGCCTATTGGGCTATAGAGCCGATAATGATCACTGTGTAAAAGTCGCCTGCAACGCGGGCTATCGGCTCAGCCGTAAGGGCAAATGCGAGCAAATACGTGCAAAGAGACATTTGCTCACAGGCGATGCAGGTCTAAAACATGACCGGCCCGAGCACGCGACAGCAGTTCAGTTAGAAACATCGCGGCCGAGAGTTCTGGCCGCCACCCCGACGAACGCAGGCAAGCCGGCATCAGATCAGAAAGCGGCCAATCGTCCGGGACAACGGTGAGGTTGGACCGATTGCCCTCTCAGCGGGCGGCTGCTTGCTTCACCATGCGTAAACTCAAGCCGCCTCGGCGAGGCACGTTCCATAATCACTCATTCCGCGAATCCAGTCACCCGACTTGAAAACTTTTTGATTTCCGCAAAATCGAGTTTTTTCAAACAATCAAACGGAAATCAAAGGGAAGCCGGGAGAACTTCCTGAGTTTGCATCGGTATCCCCTCTGCCCAATACCCTTTGGTTTTCATCTTGAATTACAATTTCAAAGGGGCGGAATTCAAGTTGTGTCGATGTACCAGCGCTAACTCGAAAAACAGTTTGCGGCATCAGGTAGGTATATTCGCCGGACCTTGACAATGTCTCATTGAAACCTCTATAAGGGTTTTAATGTTCAAGCGTAACCAGGTCGAGCTGGCGATCGCACGTTTGCTCGAACCGAATCTCGGTGCTCCGAGTTCGGGATTGAAGACGCGTGTCAAACGGCTGCTCGACACTGACCGGGCGTTGGAGCGCAATCCGCGCTCCAATGCCCCAGCAAAGGCACACTTCGCCTTCTTCCGTGATGCGGCGCCAGGAACCGGTGTAGACGTTTGGTTTACCGGGTACGAGGCATTTGCGTTGCTGCTCGGCCTGCAGCTGATGCAGCACAACTGGCCGCAGCGCGTTGCAGTTTCCATTCTGCGGCAGGTCAGGCCCGACCTGGAGAAAGAACATGATCGCATCCTGCGAATCGACCGAAAAACTCTCTTCGACCCCAAGAAAATCAAACGCACGCAGCTGCCTGGATCTCCCGCGTTCGACACCTCTAGCCCTTCCTTTCTGGTCATAGTGTCCCATCACCAACTTCCAGCGGCACAGGAAACTGAACCTTATGCATGCTCGGTCCAGCCTGATCTCAGCTCCGCAAGCCAATGGGTCCTAGATACGACAAAAGGCAAAGGCGGAGGCTCAACCATGTTTGAGCTGACCGTCCTCGCGCACGATATGGCGCAAGCCCTCGATCAAACAACTCCGGAAAGCCGAGGCCGAAAGGGCTGAAGTCCCGGGACAGCAACAAACCCAAGGTGCTGCATGAATTCCAGAGGTCAATTTCCCGAACTAGCAAGTAATGAAACCTACGTAAAGGTTTCTAATTCCTTATCGACGAAGAAATCAGACGTTTCACGTGGGCGGGTTGCCGACGACGCGAACTCTGCGGAACGCGCCGGCGCCCGCCAGATCGAAATGGTCTCGCTGAGCAGCCTGCAGCCTGCAAACCGCAATGTAAGGACGCATTCAAAGAAGCAGATCGAGCAGGTCGCTAGTTCCATGGTTCGGTTTGGTGTAACCAATCCAGTCGTCACGGACGGGCATAACCGAATAGTAGCCGGACACGCGCGTGTTCTTGCTGCCAAGTCAGTCGGGTTGAAAAGGATACCGGTGATACGCATCACGAACTTGAGCGAAGTTGAGCTGCGGGCCTACATGCTCGCCGACAACCGGATCGCGGAAAGTGCGGGCTGGAATCGGGAATTGCTGGCGGTCGAGCTCAACGATTTACAAATCGCGCTACCCGAGATTGGCCTCGACCTAAGCATCACTGGCTTCGAGCCCGATGAAGTCGATTCCATCATCGGAGACTTCACTGCAGACCCTTCAAACGAGACGGAAGAAATCCCCGAGCCCACGGAAACCGCGACGGCGCGGCCTGGCGATCTCTTTCGGCTCGACAAGCACCGCCTAATCATTGGCGATGCTCGCGACAGGAGTGTCTATGACCGGCTCATGGAGTCTGAAATAGCCGAAATGGCCTTTTTAGACCCACCCTATAACGTCAAGATCACGGGGCACGCCGGCGGCCGCGGTCATACGAAGCACCGCGAGTTCCCACACGCCTCCGGCGAAATGACCTCCCCTCAGTTCATCCAATTCCTCAGAGAGACACTCGGCACCTGCGTACGTTTTGTCAGGGATGGCGGGATCTCATTTGTGTGCATGGACTGGCGACACGCTAAGGAACTGCTCGAGGCCGGGTCTGGCGTTTTCGGTGAACTGAAGAACATATGCGTGTGGACCAAGACCAACGCTGGACAAGGCAGTTTTTATCGGAACGCTCACGAGTTTGTCTTTGTCTACAAATGTGGGAAGGCGCCTCACATCAACACTTTTAGGCTTGGACAGAACGGTCGAAGCCGAAGCAATGTCTGGAGTTACGCAGGAGCCAAGTGACCCACTTTACGCTGACGTCGCGATCCGCCGATGGCAGCGGAACACGCGCAGAGACGCTGTCCTGCAATCAACCGGACAGACTTTTGACAGACTTTGTCACGCACGCGGCAATGCCGAACAAAAGCAAACCAAGAGGTAAAAATGGCACGAAAGCCTGCGGCAAAGCGCAAACGCAGCGACTACGAGGTCGGATTTGGTCGGCCGCCCAAGTCATCGCAGTTCAAGCCGGGAAAGTCTGGCAACCCGCTCGGCCGTCCCAAAGGCAGCCGACCGGTAGGCGCGGTGCTCCAACAAATACTTGGTCAGCGGATCGCCGTAACTGACGAGGCGAGATCCGACGCCTTATCATCAACATGCGGCCGCGATCGCTCAAATCCATAGCTTGCTCGGTGGCTTTCCCAGCCTATGTCCTTGGCCGAGATCCCTCGCGTCGTTTCATTTGTGTTTCTTACTCGGGCGAATTGGCAAAAAAGCACTCTAATGATTTTCGCGCAATTCTCGATACTAAATGGTACCGGTCTCTTTTCCCGGGGACGCGTATCGGTCCATTCAAGAACTCGGAAACCGAAATCGAACTGACGCGACGTGGCTTTCGGCTGGCGACGTCGGTGGGAGGTACGCTGACCGGTCGCGGTGGTGACATCATTATCATCGACGACCCGTTAAAGCCTGATGATGCCCTCTCGGAAACCAAGCGCAACAACGCGAACGAATGGTTCAACAACACCTTGTTGTCTCGGCAAGACGATAAGCGAACGGCTGCGATTATTGTCGTCATGCAGCGTCTACACATGGACGATCTCACCGGATTTTTGCGGTCGCAGTCGGATGAATGGGAGGTCCTTAATCTACCTGCAATCGCCGACTGCGCTCTGGGGTGGCGTCCCCTATCATCGGAAGGCTGGCGAGGTTTTGTCGTCCGGGCGCGAGCCTCTTGAAGTGCTCGATGCACTGAAGCTTCAAATTGGCGGCGACGCCTTTTCAGCGCAGTACCAGCAGCAGCCAGTACCTCCCGGCGGCGCCATGATCAAGCGCCACTGGATCAAACGATACGAGGACCTACCCCCACCCTCGGAAAGACTCATGATCCTCCAGAGCTGGGATACGGCCAGCAAGGGCGGGCCTCAAAACGACTTCTCGGTGTGCACGACCTGGATTGTCGCCCGCAGGCAACGATTTTACCTTGTCGAAGTTTGGCGCGACCGGGTCGACTACCCTGCCCTTAAGGCTCGGGTCGTACACCAAGCCATGGCCTGGAAAGCTCGACGCGTTTTGGTCGAGGAAGCCGGTCCAGGAATTGCGCTTGTACAAGAGCTCAGGAACCAGGTCTCGGGCATTATCGCCGTGAAGCCGGAAAAGGATAAGATCAGTCGTATGGCCGTCGCATCGGCAAAGATCGAGGCGGGTCAGGTATTTCTGCCCGAAAAGGAGTGGTGGTTACCGGATCTCGAGGCAGAGCTCTTTGCATTTCCCGGCAGCCGTCATGACGATCAATGCGATTCGATCAGCCAAGCGCTCAACGACGAGGGCCTGGCCTCCGCGCTTTGGATGACCCGAGAGAACATGGTGGAGCTCTGCCGAAAAGTTGCAGCAATGCCACGTCGCAGGCGACATTGAACCCCATGAGCGCGAGCGCGTGACGCGTTCTCGTTGTGCATTCAAGGGTGCACCAAAACACCCTGCCAAAAGTCCACAAAACCCCATTTCAATGCGCAAGAAGCCATAAGATTGCTCGAAAATCTGTATCCGTCCGCCGAGGACCGCCTTGCCGAATGAGGCGCGGTATTGAGAACTGTCCTTATGGACAGTGATAAGCGCAGTGCCCAAGTCGAGCGGCT